AGTAGAAGTTCTGTAGATGCTAGTGGAGATAACTATACAGCTTTTACAGGTCGTAGTACTCTTACTAGAACAGGTCAAGGTAAAATTAGCTTTTCATTGTTTGAAGGACCTACATATGATTATGGACTTCTAGTAATTTGTGATGGAGCTAACAAACCTTACTATTTTAGAATGGAAGGTACAGGTTCTAACATTAATACTAGAACATACTTTAGTGGTGAAATTACTGTAACAAGCACTAAGTTTGCAACACACTCTGAAATACACGATAAACATTTAATTGTTGCAGGTGTAGAAGATAATCTTAGTACAGTTTTTTATAGTACATTATTAGACCCTACAACTTTTAATGGTACTGGTTCAGGTTCTATAACCTTGTCAGACCAAATAGTAGGAATTAAAAGCTTCCGTAATGAACTTTTTATATTTTGTAGAAACAGTATATTTAAGCTACAAGATATAAACGGTACAGCAGTGGTAATTCCAGTGGCAAAAAACATTGGGTGTCTATCAGGTTACAGTATCCAAGAGATAGGTGGTGACCTTATATTCTTAGCACCCGATGGACTAAGAACAGTTGCTGGTACTGCAAGAATTGGAGACGTTGAGTTAGGTACAGTTAGTAAAGCTATACAACCTATTATTACACAGTTAGCAGAAAACATTGACAAGTTTGTAATATCAAGTGTTGTCATTAGAGAAAAATCTCAGTATAGATTATTTTACACAAATACAACAGTTATCAACGCACAACAAGAAGGAATTATAGGAACACTTAGACCAAACGGATTTGAGTGGTCAGAAACAAGAGGAATAGAAGTAACCAGTATAGGAGCTGGATTTAATAACGATGGTGTTGAAAAATATTTTCACGGTGATACTGATGGCTATGTGCTTGTACACGATTCAGGTAACGACTTTAATGGGTCTAACATACTTGCTAGATATGCCACACCAGACTATGACTACGGAGACTTAGGAACTTTAAAAACTTTACACTATGTTAGAGTTTCTTGTTCAGCAGAAGGAACTGTAACTCCAGCACTACAAATTAAATACGACTTTAACAGTCAAGATATCCCACAACCAGCAAGTGATTTTTCTTTTGGTACAGTTAATTCACCTGCAATATTTGCAGAAGCTGTATTTAATACTAACGTATTTGGAGGAACAGCAGCACCAATGATAAGAATACCAGTACAAGGAAGTGGTACAAGTAATAATTTTACAGTTGTTACAGAGGATACAAAAGCACCATACAAGATAAATGGTTTATATATAGATTTTATACCTTCAGGTAGGAGATAAACAAATGGCAGGGTACATAAGACAGAGTTCGTTTTCAGATGGAGACACAATAACTGCTGCACTATTCAATAACGAATACAATCAACTTTTAAATGCTTTTAGCAACACATCAGGTCACGCACATGATGGTACTTCTGCTGAAGGTCCAGTTATAGGATTGATTGGAGATGCAGGAGAAACTTCTCCAAATAATAAAGTATTAATAGATACATCAAATAACTACATTGAGTTTTATGTAGAAGTATCAAGTAGTTCTGTACAACAGTTATATATAGCCGATGGTGCTATTGTACCTGTTACAGACAACGATATAGATTTAGGTACTAGCTCTTTAGAGTTTAAAGATGGATACTTTGACGGTACTCTTTATGCAGATGCTATTAACTTTAATGGTACAGCCATTACATCAACTGCAGCAGAACTAAACATATTAGATGGTGTTACAGCTAGTGCAACCGATATAAACCTTATAGATGGTATAACTAACGGAACTGTCATAGCTAGTAAAGCTATTATTACAGACTCTAACAAAGATATTACTGGTGGACGAAACATCACAATCTCTGGAGAACTTGATGCTGCTACCTTAGATATTAGTGGTGATGCAGATATTGACGGAACTTTAGAAGCCGATGCAATTACAATAGCAGGTGTAACGTTAGCAGAAACAATTAGTGATACTGTAGGAGCTATGGTTGGCTCTAATACTGAAACAGGTATATCTGTAACTTACGATGATTCAGATAATACATTAGATTTTGTAATCGGTGCTGACTCTATTGTTAGTTCAATGCTTGATACTAACATAGATATTGCAGGTACGTTAGATGTTACTGGTGTTTTAACAGCAGATACTAACGCTACTGTTGCAGGAACATTAGGTGTTGCTGGTGGCTCTACAAATGGAGTAGCAATATCTCAAGGTGCTATTGCAATTAAAAATGGTGGTACACAGTCTTATGTAGATTTTTATTGTGAATCATCTAATGCTCATTATACTAGACTACAAGCTGCAGCCCATAGTGCATACTCAGGAAATGTTACAGCTACTTTGCCTGTTACAACAGGAACATTAGCAATAACTTCTGAAATACCAACCACTGAACAAATACAAGATATTGTTGGAGCTATGGTTAGTTCTAACACAGAAACAAATATAACAATAACCTATCAAGATTCTGATGGTACTCTTGATTTTGTTGTCGATGCAGCACAGCCCAATGTTACAAGTCTTGGTACTCTTACATCTTTAACAGTTGATGATGTTGTAATTGATGGTGCAGTAATTGGACATACAAGTGACACTGATTTAATAACTTTATCAAGTGGTGTTGTAACTGTAGCAGGAGAATTAGATGCTACTAGTTTAGATATTTCAGGCGATGCAGACATTGATGGTACGCTAGAAGCTGATGCTATAACTATTGGTGGTGTTACATTAGCAGAAACTATCTCTGATACAGTGGGTGCTATGGTAACAAGTAATACTGAATCAGGAATTACAGTTGCTTATCAAGATGCTGACAACACACTAGACTTTACAATTGGTACACTTAACCAAGATACTACAGGTACTGCTGCTGTTGCAACTACAGTTACGATAACAGACAACGAAAGTACAAACGAAGAAAATGCTGTTGTATTTACAGCAGGTGGTGATGTAGACGGTGGTAATTTAGGTTTAGAGTCAGATGGTAATTTAACTTATAATCCAAGTTCAGGAACACTAACTGCAACAGCTTTTGCAGGAGCACTTACAGGTAATGTAACAGGAAACGCTTCAGGAACTGCAGCAACAGTTACAGGTGCAGCACAATCAAACATTACAAGTCTTGGAACTCTTACAACGCTTACTGTTGACAATGTAATTATTAATGGTACAACAATAGGGCATACTTCTGATACAGATTTAATGACTCTAGCTGATGGAGTATTAACAGTAGCCGGTGAAGTTGATGCTACAAGCTTAGATGTTTCAGGAGATATAGATGTTGATGGAACTACTAACTTAGATGTTGTTGATATAGATGGTGCAGTAGATATGGCATCTACACTTACAGTTGCAGGAGTGGTTGATATAACTGATACCACAGACTCAAGTGATGCAACTGGTGATACAGGTGCTTTAAGAACTGAAGGCGGAGCAAGTATTGCTAAAAAATTATATGTTGGTACAGATTTAGATGTAGACGGAACTGCTAACTTAGACAACACAGATATTGATGGTACGCTTAATACTTCAGGAGTTGTTACATCTCAAACTTCAGCAAACATTTCTCAAGTAGCTATTAGTTCAAGCTCTAATGCTACAGCTTGGGATGCAGCAGCAGCAGCCAACGCATATTATGTTACAAGTGAAAACACAACCATATCTGCTCCAAGTAACGCAGTAGAAGGAGCTATTATTAGTATTGAGATAGCTCAAGGTGGTACAGCTAGAACAGTTGCATGGAATACAGTCTTTGAATTTGCAGCAAGTACAGCACCAACTGTAACTGCTACAGCTAATAAAACTGATATTTTTGCATTTAGATACAATGGCTCTGTCTGGCAAGAAATAGGCAGAAGTCAAAATATGGCTCAAACCTAATATGGAAACCCTACAAAGAACAGCTAATCGAGGTAGTGTCTCTACTGGAGTTTATGAAATTGATAACTCTTTAAAGTTTGAAGCTGATAATAGTGAAAATTTAAAATGGACTGACATAAGCACTTATGCAACATCTGCTAGGAAAAAAACTTTTAGTTTTAGTGCGTGGGTTAAAATAACTGAAACTGGAGTTCAGAGAACTATTTGGGCTACATCTGCCAATGGTTATCTTTTACTACAGGCAGATGGTCAATTAA